GGTGGTCAACCCCCCTGCGGGGTTATTTGTGTGCGCTAGGTCACAGAATCAATATTCCGTTCCGGCCTTCTGATGGGCTGCAAGGACCGGGAGGATGCACAGCCGGAGGGCGGTCTGATTCTCGGGTGGTAGTGTAGATGTTGTCAACCCCCAGTTCTGCGCGCTTGGCTTCATACGCGGCCTTGACAGAACGGAAGTATTCCAGACTGGCGGCGGCATGGTGGCTTAGGGCGGGGCCATGCTCGGCCACGAAAGCGGCGTATTGGTCAAGGTCTGAATACTCGGTGAGGCTGGAGGGGAATAGCAGGCCGTTCGGGGTCTGGCCGATTGCCATGCTAACGCGGCTATACGTCCCGGCCTTTGGCTTGTTCCAGACAAGCCCCGGCTTTTTGGGGTTGCTGGTCTGGGTGCAATAGCGGAAGCCCTTTCCGGCCTTGTACTCCACCCATACGCGCATCTGGCAGCGTAGGCGGAAACCGTAGGGATAGTCAGGGATGATAACGGCGGTTTCAGGGGATACGGCGGCGGCTCGGGCGGCGGGGGTGAACATGGGGCGGTTTCCTGTGCGGGTGGGTGTGGGGGAATTATAGGGGAGGTTTAGGGGGGCTGTCAACCCCCCATCCCCTGCCGTTCGTCGGCTCATGCCGCCTTGAGAGCCGCCATGCTTTCGGCCAGCGTCCAGAGCGCCCGGTTAACCTTCACGTTCTGGTCAATGCCGGTGACTTCGCGGGAAGTGGTCCGGCGGTTGGTGGCGGTACGGCCCCGGAGGCCACCCCGGATCAGGTTTTCTTGCGTCCGGTTAAACGTGCTCCAAAGGTCGGAGCCGTTGTCATCGTAACGGCGGGGGCGCAGAACTTGGGAGGGCAAGAGGGGCAGATTGCCATTCTGGTCCGGCTCGTACTTGGTCAGCAGCGCAGCGCCAGCAAACGCGGCCTGTTCACGGTCGGTCAGGGTGATTGCCTTCATCGTGTCGCGGTGCTGTTCGATTTCTTTGAACGAGTCAACCACGGTGAAAGCGCCTTCGATAACGTCCTGTACGATATTGCCCTTGTGGCGTACCCGGATATCGCTGGAAACGTCGCCACAGACAAGGCCGTTCATGCAGACGAAACGGAACATGCCGGACAGCATTTGATAGCTAGAGGTTCCGTCATGGGAGTTGATGAGGATGATTTCGTTCGCTTCCTCGGCGTTAATCATGGACTCATGGCGCAGCCGAATCATATGCTTTGTGAACTCGCGCTTGTCGGCAATGCGGGTACGGCTCTGGCCTACCATGAACGGCTGAAATCCTTCCTTCCTCAGACCGGCCAGAACGTCAACGGTGGGGACGAAGCTGTAACGCTCGCTCCGGCTATGGTGCGCGTCGGTGGCGAAAATGGAGGGAGCCACGCGCATGATCTGGGCATCGGACAGCGGGGACTCGCTGCGAATCTGGGTCGGGTTGGCGAAACGGGCGGCAAGGTGGCTGGACATTTTGGCGTTTCCTCTAGGTGGCTCGGTGGCCGGGGCCGGAAGCGTTATTGCTTCCGGTAGGTGAATGATGGGGCATTGCGGGAGGGTTGTCAACCCCCCTAACATACCGTTCGTCGGCTCATTTGTTGCCGATACGGATTCGGACTTGCTCGCCACTGTTAGCGGTCAGGGGCGAAGCCTTGCAGGGGAACGCGAAGCCATAGGCGTCCGGGTTGCCTTCCTCAATCCGTACCAGAACGCGGTTAGCCAAGCGGGTCAGTTCAGCGGCCAGAGCGAGGGCTTCCACGGGGGTTAGCTCGGCGTAGATGGTCGGGGCGGTCAGGTAGTCGGTATTCATAGGGCGGTCCTTACAGGATGGTTCGGAGGGCTTGGCGTAGGGCTGCAAAGATGCACAGACCGGCCACGGTAGAGAGGGCGATTATTCCGGCGATCATGGCTTAGGCGTACAGGGAAGCGAGGTAGAAGGCGTTTGATACGCTGTTACGGATGCTCTGATTGATGGTCCAAGCCCGGAGCGTATCGTCGTCCCGATAGATGCCCTTATCCCATCCGTTCGCCTTCCGGGTCATTTGCTCGATCAGATAATCGGCTTCTGCCCGTACTTCTGCAATGGCTTGGCGGCGGGTCAGGTTCGGCTGGCTCATGGCTTGGCGCTCCGGGTGGGCTGTGGGTGGGGCTGTTTGGCCCCGTTGAGATCACTATACGCCTATTGGGGAGGGATGCAACCCCCCTAGACGGTACTAGTTCACAGTTCTAAGCATTGCCAAAGGCTCGGGGGGTCTGAACCTGCCTTCCCTTATATGGTGGAGTGACCCTCTTGTAAGTCATTGATTTGTAAGGGAAAGGGTCTTGGGGGTCATGGGTGTTATAGATAGATAGAGATAATATATGAGATTTTGCTTGCCTTATGATTATTGTTGTGTTCCGTAAGAGGGCTATAGAACTAAGTTGAAGGGGGCCATTTTAAAGACCCTGCCGACCCCTCCCTTTGGATTCAATGACTTAGGCACTTTGGCCTGTGACCCCCCACCTAGACTGTGACCCCAGAGCCGGGGAGGGCCGCCCCGCGTCCGTTGTCAAGTGGCAGAGTCCATTTTTGTGACCGACTATGCAAAACGCATAACTCCGGGCACCCCTAGGGGTAGTCGCGGTTCGGGGGTCCGTGCGCTCTGGGGCCGTTCTGTGCGGTTTTAGGAGGGGTGCCCCACTACGTCACATGCCATGCAGGAACCGTGCCACCATACGCCCCCGTTTTGTGGCCTCGGCTTGGCATGGTCTGTGCATGGCTTGACAGCCGCCGCCCTTTGTGCTTTCGTCCCACGCGCTGCCTGACCTCTGGGCCGCTGTCAAGGACTTTCCGACGAACGGTATGTGCGCCGCTTCTACCACATGCGGCGGTGCGCTGTCAAGCTATGCGTAACGCCTAGCACACCGCCCCCCGATCTGTCAAGCGCCGTCCTACGCCTAGCACGAAAGGGGGCAGGCCGTCAACGCCAATGTGCTGATCTGTGCGCTACGTCACAGTCTCGCGGCCCGTTGAGAGCGTCGCAGAGCCGGTGAGACAGAGGCCGGGGGCAAGGGGGAAAACAGGGCGGCGGTGTATGTCAATAGCACCCCCACCCTTGAAAAGAGAACAAAGCAGCAAATCCCATCATAGGAAAACCTATATCCACTTTGCCACATGCCTTTTGCCCTACTCCCCAAGCTGAACGCCCTCTCACGCCCCAATGAGACACGCCTCTCCCTGAACGCGACCCGCCGCCCCTTGCATCCCTGACCCCCGTATGGTACAAGTGGGGCATGGCCCGACCGCACTTAAACCTGAGCAACCCGTACACCGTGAAAGCCTTTGGCAACTTGGTTATCCCTAAAGACTGGCTTTTCTATACCTCTTTGCCTTACCTGTTAGCTAGGGCAGGAAACGAGGAGGCTTTGCAGGACTTGGTAGATATCGTCACACGGGTACGTCGAAGTAGGGGAAATCGCTACTACGGAATTCTAGAAGGAAAAGAAATGCCCAATCTCAGTGGTATCACACGCGACATAAGGAGGACAGGAACATGAGCTACAAAGACCCCGCAGAAGGATTGGAATTCGGACACCCCAGTAACAAGCATGTACCCGAGGAACTATGTATCAAGTTCATGGAAGTACCCAAACCGAGTGGATGGAAATGTGAGCTTTTCGGCATGAACGGAAACCTCACACTCTTTCCCAATCAGGGCAATGTGCCTAATCGCTTCTGGCGCTGGATGCAATACCTCGCGTTCGGTAACAAGTGGATTAAACTGCCATGAACGAGGCCACGAAACCCGCCCCTGTTGACCCTCGGCAAGAACCCCTCCCTCTCCCTGAACCTCCCAACTGGCTCCCACACTCATACCATGAAGCGTACCTACAAGGGTATGAAATCGGCTACAAGAACGGCTGGCACGGTATCGCGCCAGAAGCAAGCGCGGCAATGCGTACACTGGAAAGACTGGGATTTACCTATCATGGAGGACAACAATGGAAGCCGCCTCTTGGCCCCATGCGCGCAATGCCCCTTGATTTCGGCACCCTTACAGATACAGTTTATTCGGGTATGGTAAAACATGCCAACTGGCGGCAACACAAGGGCTTTGACGTTGACTACATGCGCTGTGTGCAGTATGGGCTGCGAGAAGCTATCAAACGAGGGCTAATAAATGGCCCGATACCAGAACTAGGATTGGAACATGACTAATCCAATCTGTTACGCATGTGGAAAGAGGGCAGATTGCCGCCCCTACGGTCCTAGGGGTGAACAGGTCTGCTTTGACTGTGCCTTCGCTACCCCCGAAGCAAAGCGCACCACGGACGCTGCATTTAGAAGCCAACTAGAAGCCTGCGGGGATGCGATTCTAATTGGCCTGAAATGTGGCCCTGTTCCGCTTTTCCCGATAAAGAGAAACCTACAATGACTGACCTCAAGACAAACGGGGGGCAATTCCCCGCTGTGTGGATAGATGATATGCACGGGATGGAAGATAACCCTGCGATCATCGGCGGAAAGGTACTGGCTGCTCGTAACGCGGGGTATGTTGACCTGACCCCCCTACAGCGGCAATTTGCCCTTGAGTTTGTCTTGTCCGGCACGACCCTCCGAAAGATCGCACGTTTAATGGACATTCCCGTGCCTATGGCACAGAAGATGTATAACAACCCGATTGTAAGGGCATATATCAGCGACTTGCAGAAGGAGGTAGCGGCACACCGATTGATTAACGATCAGTGGGTGGAAAATCAGATAATGAAAATCATGCCAAAGCTCTTGGGTGAGGAAATGGTTGACATTGTGACCTCTAAGGGCAGTCACATTCGCAAGCGGAAGTTCCATGCTCCGGAGCTTACTTCGATTCTCAAACACTTTGGCGGCGCTCAAGAACAAAAAGGAACAGGCGGTCCCGGTGTCAATATCCAGATCAATTTCTCCGATATGTTGACCCCTGAACAGGCGCAGAAACTCAACATAAAGGTAATTGACCAATGAGTACCCCGCCGTGGGCTAAAAAGTGGTGGATATTTGCATGGTCAAACCCTGAGTATAGGGCCGCTTTCCTTGAGGGGAAAATGGTGGTTGACGGCAAAGGGGTCTGGTGCAGTATTCACGGGAGGCTCTATTTCCTGGCCGTAAGGCATCTGCCGGGAATCTACAAATGAGAGACTTCCGGCCTGCTAAAAACGTGAGGTTGCCGAATGATTGGTTCCCTATGGCCCACCAACGGGAGTTTTTTGACTATCTGTTTGAGGATGGAGGTTTCCCTATGGGGAAACGGGCCTTCCTTACATGGCACCGACGCGCAGGCAAGGATAGTTGCAGTATCAATGGCCTTGCTGTTTGCTCTCAATTACGAGTAGGCACCTATTGGCACTTGCTTCCGACTCTTAATCAGGGCCGGAAAGTCATATGGAATGGCATTGATTACGGCGGCAGGCGTATTATCAATCAAGCCTTCCCGAAAGAGATGGTAGAAGTCTCTAACGAAAACGAAATGACCTTGAGGATGCGAAATGGGTCATTTTATCAGGTAGTAGGCAGCGACAATTACAATAGCTTGGTCGGTTCCAACCCGATAGGGGTTATCTTCTCGGAATGGGCACTCTCTGACCCTGCTGCATGGGACTTCGTTCGACCTATCCTCCTTGAGAACGGCGGCTTTGCCGCTTTCATTACCACACCCCGAGGCAAAAATCATGCGTATAAGCAATGGAAAAACGTTCAAAACTCGTCTGCTTGGTTTACTAGCACGAAAACGGTCAACGACACCTTCCGAAACGATGGTCGGCGTATCATCACTCCCGAGAACATTCAATCGGAGCGCGATGAAGGCGTTGCCGATGAGATTATCGAACAAGAATACTATTGCAGTTGGGAGGGTATCAACTACGGCAGCATCTATGGTAAGTTGCTTGGCCGTTTTGAGCACCAGCAGATCGAATTTCCCGAACCATTTATCGAGGACTTACCCGTATTCACGGCATGGGATATCGGCCACCGCGATGCGACCGCAATATGGTTCTATCAACTTGTAGCCGGGGAAGTACGCATAATTGACTTCCTAGAGGGGGTCGGAAGTGACGCAGACGATTGGCTGGATAAGCTAGAGAAACTTCCCTATGCTTATGGCACCCCTGCATTGCCCCATGATGCCAAGAACAAGACCTTTGCGACCAAGTATTCCGCGCAAGACCGATTCATTGCCCGGAAACTCACTCCTTATATAGTGCCGAACTTCCGGGTAGCCGCTGGAATTCAAGCGGTTCGTGCAATGATACCCGTAGTATGGTTTAATATCGGGAATCCGCACGTTGTCAAGGGGTTAGAGCGTCTGGAAGCCTATCACTATGAATGGGACGATGAGGCCAAGGTTTTTAAGGCCGAACCTGAGCATGATGAGAACTCCCACCCCGCAGACGGCTTTAGAATGTTGGCCCTGTCCAAGAGTGTCACCGAACATTGCAATAGGAATAGGACAACGGTAGCACGCGGCCCAACCCATTTCAATACCCCTCTGGGACGCGCCTTGAACCTTGAAAATCTGTTCAAAGACCGTGAGGAAGCACGGACACAAAGGAGAGTCTGAAATGGCTGCTGAAAGAACCGCCCAAAAGCCTAAAGAACCCGAAAAGAATCCGTGGCCGAAGCGGATTCAGGCATGGAATAAGTTTTCCCAGAAGTTTCATGACCGGGGAACACAGATCGAAGCGCGGTATCAAGACGACCGCGAATCGGAAGCAAGTATGGCCCCTTCGATGATGCAATCAGGGGTCAAGAAAGTCAATCTCTTTTATAGTAACACTACGGTTATCAAGGAGAGCTTGTATAACAGCCTTCCGAAGCCGTCAGTGTCTCGCCTACATAAAGGCGACTCTGAAAATGATGCAGCGCGTGTGGCAGCGTTTATCATGGAAAGGGGACTGTCATACGAGATTCACTGTGCCAAATGGTTTGACTCGGCAGTAAAGGCTGCGATTCTGGACCGGCTAGTTCCCGGCCTTGGAGTCACATGGATTACTTTCGTGCCGCCCAACGGTCAAACCCCTGAATCAATGACCGTGGATATCGTCTATTGGAAGGACTTTATCTATGAGCCGAAACGGGCATGGGAACAGGTCACATGGGCTGGCCGTATCCTGCATATGTCCAACGAGGAAGCCGAAAGGAAGTGGCCGGGGAAGGCTTTTGCTATCGGGCAGAAAGAGAATCCCTCCAATGCCACAATCAGCATTTCTTCTGAACTAATTAACGAGAATAAGACCTCGGTCATTCAGATGTGGGATAAGACCAAGCGCGAAGTCTTGCATTTGACCATGACAGGGGAAGTCCTTGATCGGGTGAAAGACCCCTATGAATTGATAGACTTTTTCCCCTGTCCGAAGCCGCTGATTGCTTCGCCACCAACTTCCAAGTTCCTGCCTTTGCCGGATTACTATATCGCGCAAGATCAGTACATGGAAATGGACATTCTATATGCCCGAATCAACCTCATCATTGAAGCGGTGAAGGTTGCAGGCGTATATGACTCGGCCTCGCCTGAACTACAACGCATGTTAGGAGGTACGGAAAACAAGCTGATCCCTGTTGACAATTGGGCTATGTTCGCAGAGAAGGGGGGAGTAAAGGGAACGATTGATTGGTTCCCAGTTGACCAAATTACGTCTGTCCTACAGCAGCTTATCGCTACCTATGACTTCATGAAAAATCAGTTGTTTGAAGTCACGGGTATGGCCGATATAGTCCGTGGTTCAACCAACCAATACGAAACGGCTGCGGCACAACAAATCAAAGCACAGTTCGCTTCGGTACGCATGAACGCTTATCAGAGGGACGTATCATTCTTTGTCCGTGATATTCTGCGAATCATGGGCGAATTAATGGTACAAATGTATAGCGATCAAAAGCTGCAAGCTATTGTCGGAACCATCCCTGAGCCGGATATGGCTTTCGTGCAGCAAGCAATGACGGTCCTTCGTTCCGATTTCCTGCTGAAATACAACATTGATATCGAAACGGATTCGCTGACCCAAGCAGACTGGGGCTTGCAGCAGACTCAGCGCATGGAATTCGTATCCACTTTGAGCCAGTTCATACAGGGCGCAATGACGGTTGTTGAGTCTGTGCCTGCGATGGGTCCGTTGATGCTGGAAATTATCAAGTTTGCCAGCGTCGGATTCAAGGGTTCGTCAGAGCTTGAAGGCATGATTGATGCGGCTATCAAAGCAGCCACAGAAGCAGCCAACCAACCGCCACCGCCTAGCCCTGAACAGCAGAAGATGGAAGCGGAGCAAAAACGCGCTGAAACTGAAATGGCTATGGAGCAGCAGCGTGACCAGTCCAAA